ATCTAGCGTAGTTATAGATAGGCTATTACAACTTACACGTACAGATATGATAAAAGGACATTATACTTATTTTGCAGATGATCAAATTAGAACTGAACTAAATAACTTTGAAGAGACTATATATAAATTATATGGTACTACTTACTTTATACATGGTACAACACAAAATCCAGATCGGAGTGTTGTTTTAACCCGCAGTGGCGGACATACACAGCGTGATAATGGACATAATAGACCAATACTCCGATCAAATTACATGTTTGGAAATGAGGAAACATACAGATACATGCCTTTTATGCATGTAGATAAACGAATGATTTCTCATCTATATAAGGAAAAGGATTTACTTACCGAACTATTACCTTACACTCGAAGCTGTGAACAGCATAGAGATGAAAACAAAGAAAATCCATGGATGTCTACGCCATGTGGCGAGTGTTGGTGGTGCCGTGAAAGAGAATGGGCTTTTAGAAGATGAGTACAGCAGATACAAAATTAACCAAATCACCGTATCTTCAGGAAAAATATACGCCAGAGCAACTTGAAGAACTTGCAAAGTGTTTACAAGATCCTAAATATTTTATTGAAGAATATTGTTGGATTCAACACCCAACTAAAGGACGTATGAAATTTAAACTGTTTGGATATCAACGTGAGCTTATAGACAGTTATCACAATTTTCGATATAGTATTGCTCTTATTTCTCGACAGATGGGAAAGTCAACAGCGGCTGGTGCATACTTACTTTGGTATAGTATGTTTATGCAAGACCAAACTATTCTAATTGCGGCTCATAAATTTAGTGGTGCCCAGGAAATTATGTCACGTATCAGATTCAGTTATGAACTTTTACCAGACTTTATTAGAGCAGGTGTTACAAGTTATAACAAAGGTAGTATAGAATTTGATAATGGTTCACGTATTATTGCACAGGCAACTACTGAAAATACTGGACGTGGTTTGTCTATATCTTTAGCATACTTAGACGAATTTGCATTCGTTAGACCCAATATTGCTCGAGAATTCTGGACCTCATTATCTCCAACACTTGCTACTGGTGGTAAATGTATTATTACTAGTACTCCTAATCAAGATGATGACCAATTTGCACAAATTTGGAGAGAAGCTGAAAAGCGTATTGATGAATTTGGTGAGCCTAAGCCAGTAGGAAAAAATGGATTTAGGTCATATAGTGCAAGTTGGCAAGCCCATCCAGATCGAGATCAAGAATGGGCTGATGTTGAAATGAGTAAAATCGGCGAAGAACGATTTAGGCGTGAACACTTAAATGAGTTCATTGCATTTGATGAAACTCTTATTGATAGTATAAAACTCTCAATGATGGAAGGAATAGATCCATATGCAAAGCAAGGGCAAGTACGTTGGTATAAGCCTCCAGTTAGAGGAAATTTATATTTGTTAGCTCTTGATCCAAGTTTAGGAACGGGTGGGGATAATGCCGCCATACAAGTATATGAACTTCCTGGACTAAAACAAGTAGCCGAATGGCAACACAACAAAACTCCTATTAGAGGACAAGTAAAACTTATACAAACAATTATGAACTATATACAAAATGAAACTGATGAAGAGACAGAAATGTATTATAGTATTGAAAATAACACTCTGGGTGAAGCCGCATTGTATGCTGTTGACGATTTGGGTGAAGAAAATATACCTGGAACATTTTTAACAGAACCTAGAAAACGTGGAAATAGTGTAAAAGTAAGACGTGGATTTACAACTACACATAAAACTAAAATAGCCGCATGTTCCAAATTAAAACATTGGATTGAAACAGAAAAATTACAAGTAGCAAGTAAGAACTTGTTACATGAACTTAAAACATTTATTGCTCGTGGTAATACATATGCAGCAAAAGATGGTGAAACAGACGATTTGGTAATGTCATTAGTACTAATTACCAGAATGGCTCAAGAGATTACAAAGTATGAACCAACTGCATTTGATTATTTAGATGCATCTGACGATGATGACTATGACGAGCCAATGCCAATGAGCTTTTTATAAGCCTTCAGGCATAAATACAAGTAAGGAGAAGCTACATATGAATAATACTTCATTAAGTAACGAAATTTTTGATATCCTAAAAGGATCAAACTTCCATGTTGCACTATACCAGATGGATGGCAACGCAACGACAGACGCTAATAATGCGACTCGTTTTTACATGGATGCTGATGATCTTATGATTAGTTTAAGATACGAAGATACTCGTGTAGAAGTTATCGTACAAGCCGGCGCAGGATTTGACGTAGTTAAGCACAAGGAATTAATCTCGGTGCTTAAAGATGTAGCTCATAAACATTTAGGTGAATTTACAGTGAAACGATTTGACAAAAAACTAACCCCAAAAGATTTCTCACATCAGAGTGTGACAGAAGCAAAAAAGACATTTGGTAAAGCATATGGTAGTATCAAAACTAGCTATTTGCCAATTGGCGAATCAAAGCTAATTATTAAACACACAAAAGCAGTGAATGAAGAAGTTCGCGGTAGCCGTAGCAGACACATTCATAGCTTATTCATTGAAAATTCACAAGGCGAGAAATTTAAATTTCCGCACAAGTATATGGCAGGTGCTAAGGCAATGACAAAGCACGTGAGCATGGGAGGTACTCCGTACGACACAATAGGTGAATCAATCCTAAATATGTGCGAGGAGATCTCAAGCCTTAACAAATTTTTAAAACATGTTAAGGTAAAAGGTCTAGTAAACGAAGATAATACAGATATTGTTGAAACAGTGACACAACAACTTCGTTCACATAAAGATCAGATCAATAATCTATCTACCAACAAAGGTTATAACAGCTTTGAAGTTCAAGAGGACGTAGACGATATTGACGAAGAAACGAACATCACTGACAAATTTTTAAAGAATACATTTACAGAAGATTTTGATACAGTACTAAGCAAGGTAGCTCGTATCATAACTGTAAAGGAAAACAAAATTAGCTTAGAGCGTGAGACGCTGTCAGCATTTATGAAAATGTTTCAAGACAAAGTTGATTTTGGTATCAAATTTGATGAGAATGATCCAGAGCACCCAAATAATGAAGACCCGAAGAAATATTCAGGTGGACAGGGTGCTCTGGCAAAACTAAGCCAAATGCTTAACTTCTTATCAATGAGATCGAAAAATGATGCCGCTGCTAATTACATGGCAAAACTAAGTGAGATGATTTGGAAAATGGAACCAAAGCATCAGAAGTTGGTTGCGCAAATGGTTGGCTATTTACAAAAAACAGCCAATAAAGCACCGGCAATGGCAGAGGATGCTCTAAAAATTGACGAAGATATTATCTTCGGCATACGTAAAAAAATATCATAATTTTTACAAAAAAGTGTTGACAGTCAGCACTATAAATCATATACTGAAGAGGCTAATAAGACAATAGTAATCAATAGGTTACACAACACAAAACTAACATAGGCTAATATAGGAGAAAAACTATGGCATCACTAGCAGAAATCAGAGCAAAATTGCTCGAACAAGAAAATCGTTCTAGCGGCAACCGCGGAACACAAGGTGGCGGAGATAACGCTATCTTTGCACATTGGAACATTCAAGAAGGTTCAAGTGCAACACTACGTTTCCTACCAGATTCAGATGAAGGCAATCCGTTCTTTTGGAAAGAACGTCAAATGATTCGTATGCCTTTTTCTGGGGTAAAGGGCGGCGACGAAAACAAGCCTGTAACTGTGCAGGTTCCATGTGTAGAAATGTGGAACGAAACATGTCCAGTACATGCTGAAATCCGTCCATGGTTTAAAGATACAACTATGGAAGACATGGCTCGTAAGTATTGGAAAAAGCGTAGCTATATTTTCCAAGGTCTGGTTGTACAAACAGACATGGATGAAGAAAACAAACCAGAGAATCCAATTCGTAGGTTTGTTATGTCCCCACAAATTTATAAAATTATTAGTTCAGCTCTTATGGATCCTGAGTTTCAGGAAATTCCTACAGATTTTGAAGCTGGTACTGACTTTAAGATTGTTAAATCTAGTAAAGGTCAATATGCAGACTATTCAACATCTAATTGGGCTCGTAGAGAACGTTCTCTTAATCAAGAAGAGCGTGATGCAGTAACAACAAATGGGCTGTATAACTTAAACGACTTCCTTCCTAAGAAACCAGGAGCAGAAGAACTAAATGCTATCTTTGAAATGTTCGAAGCTAGTGTTGATGGACAACTTTATGATCCGGAACGCTTTGCAGACTTTTATCGTCCATACGGTGTAGATGCACCAAGTGGAGGAGCTCGTCCTGCACCAGCACCACAGCCAGCACCTGCTCCAGTAGCAGAAGCGGCTCCAGCACCACAGCCAGCACCTGCTCCAGTAGCAGAAGCGGCTCCTGCTCCTGCTCCAGCAGAACCAGTAGCGGCTGAAGCTGGTGGCGAAGCACCAAGCGCACAAGATATCTTGGCCGCTATTCGCAATCGTAAGTAAAATAATTAACGGAGGCGGCAATAGTCGCCTCCTATATTAATAATATTGGAGACGTAATATGGCAAAACCATTTGACGTGAGCAAGTTTCGCAAAAGCATTACTAAATCTGTGCCGGGACTTAGCACTGGATTTCGAGATCCAGACACGTGGATTAGCACAGGTAATTATACACTCAACAAACTAATTAGTGGAGACTTTCATAAAGGTTTTCCTCTAGGTAAAGTATCAGTATTAGCCGGAGAATCAGGCGCTGGTAAAAGTTTTATTGCGAGTGGAAATGTAGTACGTATGGCGCAAGAGCAAGGTATCTTTGTAGTACTAATTGACTCAGAGAATGCTCTTGATGAAAAATGGCTACACGCATTAGATGTAGACACATCAGAGGATAAGTTACTTAAACTTAATGTTGCAATGATTGATGATGTTGCAAAAGTTATTAGTGACTTTATGCGAGATTATAAAGCAGAGTATGCTGATAAAGAATCTGAAGAACGACCTAAGGTACTATTTGTTCTTGATTCGTTAGGCATGATGCTTACTCCTACTGATGTTGACCAGTTTGCAAAAGGTGATATGAAAGGCGACTTGGGTCGTAAACCCAAAGCTCTAACTGCACTTGTTCGTAACTGTGTAAACATGTTTGGAGATTATAACGTAGGCATGGTATGTACTAACCACACGTATGCATCGCAGGATATGTTTGATCCAGATGATAAGATCTCAGGTGGACAAGGCTTTATCTATGCATCAAGTATTGTGATTGCAATGCGTAAACTAAAACTAAAAGTAGACGCAGACGGAAACAAAACAAGCGATGTACATGGTATTAGAGCGGCATGTAAGGTTATGAAAACACGTTACAGTAAACCGTTTGAAAGTGTACAAGTGGAAATTCCATATGAAACTGGTATGAGTCCCTATAGTGGACTTGTTGACTTTTTTGAGGGCAAAGGTGCTCTAAAGAAATCAGGAAACAGTTTGGAGTATACTAGTCCAGTAACTGGAGAAGTTATTAAGATGTTCCGTAAGCCTTGGAATTTAAACAAGGACGGCGCACTGGATCTTATTATGACTGAATGGGATATGCAACCAGAAGCCATACAAGACGCTTCTGGCGAAGAGCAAGTAGTAGAAGTGGAGCAACTAGAAAATGAACTTGAGTGACGGTGACTTTGAATTTATTTTCAATTTGTACGATAATGGCATGGCGCTCATTACACAAATTGGTGATAGAAAATCATATGCAGAATCAACTATTAATTCATTAGCTGATTATGGATTTGATGTAAAGAATCACATTGGAGAAATATCTGAGCATTGTGAATATTTAAGCGAGGCGTTGGATTCTTTTATGGAACTGGAAGAAGAAGATGAAGATGTTTTTGAAGAATATGAAGAAGATGACGAGGATGATTGGTATTAATGAGTAAATGGTATCGTAAAGTTACAACAAACATGAGTGAGATTGTTGAGGCAATCTCACACTTTGAACGTGAGATTGATTCAGCTAGACTAGAATGTGGCATGAAAGGCAATCTTGAAAGACAAAGTAGAGACATGCCTGGAGTTGTAGAACATCGATTTAACCAGTTACAAGAGGTAGAAGCCATATTGGAATATTTGAATACAGAAATGCGCAAATTACGTAGTAAGACATTTAGAAAGTATCTTGAAAGCTACAACCGGCAATTAAGTAGTAGAGATGCAGAAAAGTTTGTTGATGGGGAGGAAGATGTTGTGTCTCTTCAATATCTCATCAACGACTTTAGTCTTATACGTAATAAATTTATGGGTGTCATTAAAGCACTTGAGGCAAAACAGTTTCAGATCAACAATATTGTTAAACTTCGTGCCGCAGGATTAGAAGATATTTCTTTATAAAAATTAAAAAAAATTACAAGTTATTGAAAAGGCAGGATTTTATCTTGCCTTTTTTTGTTGACAACCAAGACGTCTTACTATATATTATAAGAGTAAGTTAAAAAAACAGGAGTTACTAATGCAACAGCAAATCGAAACACTAATTGGTAAAATTAAAGCAGACTACATTAAATTCGCTACAGCAGGCGGACGTGGTAATCCTGAGCCAGGTAGTTACTTTGCAAAAACCAT